AACTTACGGCAATCTTCTCAACAGAATCCTTCAGGCTGACGAGGGTCGTGGCGATAGTCTCACCCTCCTCTGTCGCAAGAAGGCTCCCAAGTGCCTCGAACATATCCATCTCTTCCTCAAATTCATCCTCTTCCTCCTCCTCTTCGGACGGCGGTGGTGGGGGGGTTCTCGGTGGGGGTGGGCGACGCTGAGACATTGATACTATGCGTATAGAAAATTCCTCTTGAATATTTTCGCACCCTATAGTAAAATGCCTGGGGGTGCTCTTATGCAATTGGTCGCTTATGGCGCCCAGGATACTTACCTTACGGGTCAGCCGAAGGTTACCTTTTTTCACTCAGTTTACAAGCGTCACACGAATTTTGCCATGGAGACTTCGCAGCAGACCGTGCAGGGTGGTGGTTCCCTGCAGTCTGTAATTCTGGCCCGCTCAGGCGATCTCGTCGGTGATATGTTTGTCGTCCTGACGCCTTCCCCGACTCTCGTCGGTTCTAGCAATTTAACAAGTACGAACACTGCCAACGATATGAACTGGGTCGCCGAACGAGCTTTCAGCACAGTCGAGCTCTTTATAGGCGGTCAGTCTATAGACAAGCACTATCAGGCATGGTTCCGCCTGTACGCCGAAGTCTTCCTGAACGAGACAAAAAAAGTAAATTATGGAAAACTCTCTTCTTTACCAGTTCAGAACAATGTCGGGCAGACCTCGACAGGATATGTCTACTTGCCTCTTTTGTTTTTCTTCAATAGAAACCCGGGAATGTACCTTCCGTTGATAGCTCTCCAGTACCATGAGGTTCGTATAGATTTTACATTGAATAGTTACTACAGTAGCTATTTTGGAAACACACCCATAGCTGTCTGGGAAAACTACATATATCTCGATACGGCCGAGCGAGACCGGTACGCAAAGGGTCCTCAGGAGTATCTGATTGAACAGGTTCAGCACGTGGCTGGAGACCCCGTCCAAGGGACGAACGAAAACTCCCCGACTCTCGTTCGACTCCAGTACAATCACCCGGTCAAGGAACTCATTTGGTGCTACCAGGATCCTTTACCCCTTACGAACAAGAATGCCATGTGGAATTTTTCGTCTAGCATTTCGAACGTGAATATGACGGTCGATACAAACCTGATTGCTCAGGCCGGAATGCTATCGAACCCTAACTGGACCGGGTCTCCTCTTCTGTATGTTCCGAACATTTTAACAACTCCGTTATATGTGTATGCAGCCAGTGGTACAACACCAGGTACTACTATCAGTGTTCAGTCAAACGTTTTAACAGGAAACTGTCTTTGGGTCGAGGCCGGCATTCCGACGCGCAGCTCAAACACTGTATACGGTCAAGAGGTAGGCCCACTACATCAGTTCAAGCTAATTCTCAACGGAACGGATCGTTTCGTCCCCCAGTTCGGAAAGTACTTTAACCAGTACCAACCCTATCAGTACCATACGGGAAGTCCATACCCAGGTATTTACGTGTACTCGTTTGCTCTCAAGCCCGAAGATCTTCAGCCGAGTGGAACCTGTAACTTTTCGCGTATAGACATGGCCCAGGCGGCCGTGTATCTCAAGACCGGTATGCCCGGGAATCTGTTACAGCAAATGTTCGCGGTCAATTATAATGTGCTAAAGATCGCTTCAGGTATGGGTGGTCTCGTATTCTCCAACTAAATTTTTTTCTTGGGATATAGTACAAAATGGCCGGAGGACTTATGCAGCTCGTTGCTTATGGCGCGCAGGATGTTTATCTCACGGGTCAGCCCAAGGTTACTTTTTTTCAGGCCGTGTACAAGCGCCACACCAACTTTGCTATGGAGACTATCCAGCAAACGGTGAACGGTACCCCGTCCAACTCGGGTCGCGTATCCGTGACTATCGCCCGTAATGGAGACCTTGTCGGTGACATGTATGTTGCTATGGTTGCCGCCCCTACAACTATTAGCCCAACATCTACCAACTCCAGCTTCGATCTCTGCTGGGTCGCAGAGCGTGCGATTGCAGCCGTTGAGCTCACGATAGGTGGCCAGCGCATCGACAAGCACTACCAGACTTGGTTCCGTCTCTATGCAGAGGTTTTCCTTTCCGAGTCTGACAAGATTATGTACGGCAAGATGGCATCATCACCTACCGTAACAGGTGATACAAACAGCAAGTCCTACGTGTACCTCCCCCTTCTTTTCTTCTTCAACCGCAACCCTGGCCTTTTCCTGCCCCTAATTGCTCTCCAGTACCACGAGGTCCGTCTCGATTTCGATCTGACCAACTATTACAATAGCTATTTTGGTAGCACTTCAGTTTTCGAGGTTTGGGCCAACTATGTGTACCTGGACACCGAGGAGCGTCGCCGTTTCGCACAGAAGGGCCATGAGTACCTGATCGAGCAGGTCCAGCACACTGGCGGTGACTCCATCACCGCTGCTGCCCAGACAATCCGTCTCTCATACAACCACCCGGTCAAGGAATTGATTTGGTGCTATGTTAACAACTCCGGAACCCAGAACACTCTATTAAACAATATGTGGAATTTTTCTACAGGCACTGGCAATGTGAATGTTACTTGCCAGGCTTCCCCTCTGTTCGCTCCGGGTCTCATGCCTCACGAGGTTGGCTGCCCCCGTCTCTTCGCCAACAGCTTCTCGAACGTTAGCGTTTCTAATGTGTACTGGGTCGAGGAGGGTGTAACACAAGCCGGTACCGCCGCGGCGACTCAGGCCGATGTGATAGCCACCGTTACTAAGGCCGGTCAAGAGGTCGGTCCTCTCCTTAACTTCAAGGTCGTGCTTAACGGCCAAGATCGGTTCAAGGAACAGATCGGTAAGTACTTTAACCAGTACCAGCCATACCAGTACCATTCCGGTACACCATACCCAGGTATCTATGTGTACTCTTTCGCTCTGCAACCCGAGGAGCACCAGCCTACCGGCACATGCAACTTCTCGCGCATTGATAACGCCCAGGTCGCGATCAACATGAAGGGAACTTCATATAATACTACCAATCTCCAGAAGATGTTCGCGGTCAACTACAATATCCTGCGCATCCAGTCTGGTATGGGTGGTCTTGCATTCTCCAACTAAATGTCTAAAAATTTTAAAAAGGGTCACCCGACCCGGGCTTCGGCCCCAAGTTCATTTCAGTGATCTTGAGGTCGTTCGATAACTTTCAAAGAGCCGAAAATTCCGTCTATGGAATGGATATTGCAGCAAAAAATATCAATGTATCTCTGAGCACTAAAGTTACCCTCCGACCAGACTGTCCATTGGTTCAAATTGGTGAAAAGTGTTACCCTGACTTTTCAGCAATTCGATTCATTGCGACTCTTGAGACCTGTTTGTACCTTCAACGTGTCCGACGATGGACTTTAGGGATTCTGTACTTTATATGCTATTAGACTGATTGCCGTAAGCAAATAAAGAAGACCAAATGCCATCTTGCCCGCGGGCTTACCCTTCTTGACCGATACCATTTCGGAAATACCTAACGCAATGAACATCATTATAAAGAGTACGATGAATAAATTAGGAATAGAAGCGCCTGAACCGGGCATTTAATATATGATAATAAAATTAAATGGCCAAATTGATAAAGGACCTACGAGTTCTGTACCCGAACCTCTCCATAGCCGAAGTTCTAGATTTGGCCCGTGAAAGAATGATGACCGAACGCATACAGGAGGTTGAAGATCTCGATATTGGCAGTTTCTTAGTCCGCCTCAAGCAATGGGATCTGACCGAAAGCGAAGTCATGACTCTCCTGGAAAAGACACCATTCAGTCCTACGGACCTTTTGATCTATCTTCTCAGAGAAAAACCTAAGCACCCACGGCGTAGTTGGCTTTCGTGTTTAGGTTCCAATAGTGCATGAGGAAAAACCCTGCGACGATAAGTATGATCGACTTTATGACCATAGAAGGATCCTTTCGGCTGTCCGCGCTAAATATCATCGGATCGAGACCAAAAAGTATGAGTGCTATTCCGAGAACGAGTGTAATGAGGTCTTCGAGCATTTATTAGTTAAGGATATTTTTAATTATTTACACAATGAACTTTGCCTATATCGATGCGGATCCATCTGGTCTTTTTGCGTCGTTGTTCAGGCCGACCGAAATAATAGAACCTATTACATGTGAGCTGGATAGGACCTGGGTCGAATTTGAAAAAGAGTTGGGCAATTTTAAATCAAAATATGTCAAGGTCCAGAATGATCTGACCCAGAAAATGTCCGACCTCAATGCCAAGAAAGATGAAATTTCGGTAATTAAAGCTGTTATAGATAACGTGAGATCTCCTGGCTTAAAGGAGTCTCTCGAGGATATATTATACAAATACGAGTCTTCGGAGGGCATCTCGGCCCTGACTCAACAATGTCGGGAACTCAAGGGTAATATCGAGGCTATGAAGAAGGTCCTCAAGGATACGAACGCTGAAAGGTACGCGAAATTTACCTGTTTTGTCTGTATGGAAAGAAGTATTGACTTATTTTTTGATCCTTGCGGTCACGTCATCTGTGAGCCTTGCTGGGCGCGAACAAAAAACAAAGAAACGTGCCCCGGGTGTAGGAGTCGTCTTCATGGAACCCGAAAAATATTCACATTATCTTAAGTTTTCGATCCCGTAACTCAGTTGGTTAGAGTGCCAGTCTTATGTTTAGGTCGTAAGAGAGCTGGAAGTCGTGGGTTCGAGCCCCACCGGGATCAAGAGGCTGAGCATCCTTTCTGCTCTGGGGGGAGTTCGAGGACCTGAGCACGTCGTTAAAAGGCCCAAAAGCTCCTGTGGCCTAATTGGTTAAGGCGTCAGACTGTTAATCTGTAGATTGTGAGTTCAAGTCTCACCGGGGGCGTTTATACATCAGTGTCCGAGCTGGTCTAAGGAGCCAGACTTAAGATCTGGTGGACTTTTGTCCGCGTGGGTTCGAACCCCACCTGGTGTACTTTATTAATTAAAAAAATTAATCTTTTTTTAATTAATGAAAAAGGCAACTATACCCAAAGCTCTTCGTGAACAGGTCTGGAAGACATATATAGGTAAAAAATATGAGCATAAATGTCTCGTCACTTGGTGTGAGAATATAATAAATGTATTTGATTTTGAAACTGGTCATAATATTCCGGAAAGTAAAGGTGGTACTCTGAATATAGACAATTTAAGGCCCATCTGCTCGAAGTGCAATAGGTCAATGTCGGATGATTATACTATCGAAGAGTTTTCAAACCTAAGCAGGAGGTCTTCGAAGTTATGGGAATGTTTTAAGTACTCGGGAGTTTCGTCGGTATC